ATGTAGAATATACAGTTCCTGCTGCCCAGTCAATTCTGCGAATAGAATGTCTAATGTTATTACCGACAATTCTCTTAGCACCGATCATGTTACGCCAAACATCGTTGGTCGCAACAACAGAGGTGTTAGCCTGAGGAGGAGAGGCTTCATTAGCCCAAGCCGAACTCTTACCAAAAGTCAGATAGACATTTGAAGCGGCAGATTCTGATACAGATTCTTTGACTTGCTTTGCGGCAAAGATATCAAAATTTTTTGAACGTGACGATGACAAAGAACTATCCTTCTCTAATTATCTACTTATTTATAAGGCAAGACATAAGCAATTCCTTCCATTACGGAGTTTGCTACAATTCCAAGACCATAATGAGCAACGGTATTGATGGTATTACCAATAATAGTATTGACACCGTTTGTGCTACTTGGAATATAAACTTGCGAACCGTAAACTGCTGCGGAATTGACAACGCTTGTGTTGCTATCATAGTAAATGTTATATGTGTTGCCGTTATATGTGTTCTTGACCATATAGACGCCATTAGCTAGATCGCTGGCACCTGAATAGAACTCAATATAGACATTATCGGTTGCGGCAATACCAGATGTGTCGGTCAACGATGTGAACTTGATATTTGAGTAGCTATTTGACTGATACCATACTCTTACATTGCTATTGCTTGAAGCAGGCTTGGTAACAGTGATTAGCATACGATCAGAGTCCATCTTGACTGGCTGATATAGACCGTTAGCTGTATTAGCCTGATCGCCAGATACGAAGGCGATATAAGCAGTATTGCCATTAGCATATGGATGACCAGGCATGACAATTGTGGAATACTTCTGATGAACCTTTGCGGTTGAGCCGCTAAAGATAACATTTGGTGACACAATATTAAATGAGTTAGCGTCGGTAACCTCGGATACGACATAGTAGCCGTTATGAGTATTAGCAGAGTCCCCATTTAGGAATAGAACATATGCTGTATTGCCCACAGAGTAACCGTGATTATTAGCTGTTACAATGATCTTCTTATTAATGACATTAGCAACGTTGGCTGCGTCATTAGCGGTTGTCATGTTTGGATGTAGCACGTTAAATGTATTGGTGCTCATTGTACCAGTGACAGTATAGAAGGCATTGACTAGCGATATATCGACAGTCTGGAACTGGATATAGACGCTTTCCCCAGTGTTACTTCCGCTATGTGGTAGCTTGACTGTAACATCTGGATTATAGACACGAACATTACCAGTATTACCAGATGGCTTCTCTGTTAGTGAGTTGGTAACCTCAAAATGACTTAGATTTGCACTTGTAACGATATAATTGGTGTTGCCCAAATTAGACCAGGTGTTCTTACCCTCGAATTTTAGGAATACATAATCGTTGGCATAGAATCCGTGGTTCTCATATGAGATAACGATATTGTTATTCTGGGCGGCATATGTAGTTAGATGATTTGATGTATTGACCTGGAATGATCCGACAACAAACTCGGCATTAGCCCTACCATAGGTAGCATTAGGAACAGCAATACCGCTAGTGTATCCCTGAACCTGATATAGCGTCTTAGCATCTATACCGAATGTTTCTGTATTAGAATATGTGATAGAGACGTTTGTATTGGTGTCTGTCTCACGATCAAATGTCATGAGGAACTGACCAAATAGCTTCATACCAGCAGGATGTGCTAGATTATTGATGGCGTCTCTATACTTGTTAATCGTTTCTTCGGTACGAACAACGTATGAGAACTCCTGATAATAATCTCTATCTTCCAAGAAGTTGGTGCTTGATAGTAGACCGTCATCGTTAATGAAACGACCTGGATATGAGTAAACACCAGAAACGGTGAATACCTTAGCATTAGCTGTACCATCGCCCATCATTGTTAGATCAAGATGGGTGTCGTCCTCATAGCCACCACCACCAGTAATGACTGTCATACCCTGGATAGCACCGATATCAGAAACGGATTGTAGGATTTCTTCGTTATGACCGATGATAGCTGTAACAGCAATATTAGCACCTGAACCACCAGCGGAAACTACGTTAGCAGCTGGTAGATGATTCCAGTCATAGCCCTGACCACCAATAATGTGACCTGGCATCTGTTCAAACTTAATTTCGGTGATCATACCGTTAGCAGCGACGTTTGTTACGTTAGCAATAGCGCCCGATCCAGTAGAACCATAACCATTGATAAACTCAATCTTGTCGCCGCCAGTATATCCTAGACCACCATTAAGGATCTGCATCTTACCAAGAATGCCCATCTTGGAGATAGTAGAGTTGGCAGAGATAGACATAGAGATTGGAGGCACATAGTTTGAACCGCCAGATGTAATGACTAGAGTATATGCCGGACCGCAGTTAGAATATACAAAGTATGACATAGAATTGCTAATCCACACATTAGCGGGATCAGTAATGCTACTCTTTAGATTTGAATAGATGGCATTACCAATAGCTGTATTTGCTTCGAGACCGATTGTGGTCCACATAACGTTATAGCTATTTGGATGAACTTTTCCTGAATCGTCAACGCTAGAAACGTGACCAGCAGCGCCAGAACCTGAACCGTAGATTAGTAGAGGATTATCTACCTGGAATCCTGCACCAGACTTAATAATACCTGCTGCCTGAATAGAACCCTTAGAGACTTTTGAAATGACGATCTGAGCACCAGAACCCGTATTTGATACGATAGGAACTGTGGCGCCTTCTGAATAGCCTGAGCCTGGAATAACAATCTGAATAAGAGTAATAACGCCAGAGAAGATGTTGGCGTTTAGAAAATGATCAGCACCCTCAGAGGTAAATTTGGTATAAACCTGCTCGGAGTTTAGAAACTCTCTATTAATTCCTGATAGCTTCAATTCATAGACAAGTTCGCCCTTCTCAAAATAGGTATCGACCTTTTCGACAATAGCGGTTGCTTTTGACTTAGCACCAGTGATATATGTGTTAGCAAAGTTGACAGCGGCAAATGCATTTGACACATTGTCCACGGCAACGTTGGTGACCTTAATGGACTTTTCAACGAACCACTTACCATCAGATGTTCTTAGAATATCATTCTTTGGATAATAGAACTCTGCTGGCTTATTGAATAGAGATTGAATAAGAAAGCGAGCAGACTTCTCAGAACCAGTAGAACGATAGAACTCTTTGGCGTGTTTAAGAATTAGGTTCTTATCAGCTAGAACAGCGTCTGGAATATAGTTGATGTATGTGTCATACATTTTCTGCAAGAAGGCGTGATAATCACCAATCTCTCTTAGTTGATGATCTTCACCTGCTTCTTCGTCACTAATAACGTCAGCATAAATCTGATCGACATCAAGATAACGAGGAAAGTTCTTGGAGACATATGATAGCTGACCGTCTTGCTCCAGAAACTTATAATAGTATTCCAGAAACTTGACAAACTGATCATGTTCTTCCCTAACGAATGAGGGAAGCTGGCTACTTACAAGAATAGATGTTTTGTTATTTGATGTATAAGCCATTATTTCTCGGCAACCAATTCTAGCTGGACACTCTGGATATTGTTCTGATCGATTGTTAGAATACGATTTCTAAGTGGTGGAATAACTTCGTCACCAGCAACCACGTTAATGGTTAGAACGTTTGTATCGTAGTAATCGTTAGCAACAACCGCAAGAGGCTTAATACTATTTAGAACAACCTCACCAGTGTCATAGTTGATGGTGCCGGCACTACTATTGACGATGATCTTATTACCAAGATCGTCATAGTAGTAGGTTCTTAGTGTACCGTTTCTAGCCTGTAGAACAGCACGAGCAGAAGCCTCGGTGCCATTACCATTGATATTGACTAGCGCACGGGAATAGTTAATACCCTTGTTAGTGACCTCAATAGAAACGATACGACCATTCACAACGGTTGCTGTAGCTGTAGCGCCAGTACCGTCACCTGAAATAGAAACGTTCGCTGAGGAATAGTTAATTCCTGCGTTCTCAATTTCAATAGCGTCAACGCCAGTGAATGAGTCAGGAACTTCTTCATAGAATACGTTACGCTGAGTATTGCTATTATCATAGACAGTGATCTGTGGATATGAGTATAGCTTGTTAGTAAAGGTACCCTTTTCAATTGGAGTCTTGAAATTGAAATAATACTTTTTGCTCTGGGTTGTGTCAATTTTTTGACGACCCTGGAGATATACGGTAACGTCAGAACCGAGGAATGAACCGTCAGCCCCTTCGATTGCCGCCTGTAGTTTTGACTTTTTGAATACTGATCTATATGAGTTTAATTCAGAATCGGCATAGTCATAAGTTGTCTGACGAACAATCTCAATCAACTCATTAGCTGTCTTAGTGGTGAAACTTGGATTAAAGAACACCTTACCACGAATAGTGATAAAGATATAATCAGGATCCACAATGACTGGGGTTACAGTCATGACGTTTCTGTTCTTGATTAGATTATTCTTGATATTCTCTTTTTCAAGATTTGATAGAGCATAATAGCCCTTCGTCTTTAGTGAGATATAGACCTTACCATATACTGGAGGATCGTTTTCTTCACCACCCCAGATAGAAGCAGCATCGATATTCTGATAGTCCTTGATGATAAGGGCTTCATAGTCACGAGTGGTGACGCAGCGATTCTGAGCGGCATAATACTGCGGGGCTCTTAGTTTAATTCTATTGATATCTTCCTTATCGGAGCCTGTTTGTGAAGTCTCTACAGTGGCAACTCTAACATTACCAGTATAGTATCCAGCGACTGGCTGAATAAAGTTAAACTTAGAAACATCATTACCAGCGGAACCCTGTGTATCAATATAGGTTGCGATAACGATATTGCCGTCTTTAGGACGATATCCGAGAATATCATCACCAAACTGTAGGGTGTAGTTTAGGTTCTCGTTTTCTTCAATGAAGTAAATGCGACTATTAGCAGTGGCCTCGGTGATATCGGTTGATAGCTGATATTCTTCCGTATATGTGTTAGCTGGAGATTCCTGGACAGTAACGGTTAGTGTAGAGGTATCGATATTGGCTGATGGAATCTCAAAACGTGCTGTTAGGTTATTTGCGCTCATAACGAACTGCTGGGTAATTACCTCGCCCTGGGTAATTACCACGTTAGCAAAGTAGAAAGATCCATCAGCCTTATGAGCAGTATTGGCGTTTACGGTGACAAATGGATATGACTTTCCCTCAATATCAGCTCCAAGCAGACGGGTATATCTATCAAGGACGATATAGTTGACTGTCTGATTTTCCGTGGTTGTTGGTGTAACACGAATGTTCACCTTAGCATCGGCGCAGTGAGAAGAAGCTGGAATATAGTTGACCAACTTAGCCTGGGAAAGAATATTCTGACGAACCTGTGCGGTATCTAGGAAGGCTTCGTTAGCCACCATGTTCATATAGACAGAATTATAGTAGGTGTTATATGCCAGAACGTCTAATAGAACAGACAGACCAGAACCTTCAAAGTTATAGTCGGTAAACTCTGACTGGCTATTGAGATAGGTCTTTAGATTGTTACGAATAGAATTGAAATCTAAATCGGCTACTCTTAGGGATGTATTTGCTGACATTAGCTTACCTTATTCTTTCCAGGAATAGATTGAAAGTCGCTGGGGTCTCTGTGTTTACCTCAACATACTGGATAGTAACATTGAAGCCATGGTTTTCAATATCAGCGACTACTTTAACTTGCTGTAGGCGAACTCTAGGTTCGAAATTATTTATGAGTTTAATAATAGCATCTTCCAGAAATGTAGCGGTCATTAGATCGACGTTATCAAATAGCAATGCTCTAATATCGGAGCCAATCTCAGACTTGAAAGGTCTCTCATAGTAGTTAGTAAAGATAAGATTGCGAACTGATCTTTTGATAGCGTCCACACCCTTTTTCTTATTAATATCCCCAGTGATTGGATTGATTTGAAAATCCAAGTCAAGATCGGAATAGTCTGGTGTTCTACTAACGTTTAGCTGTGCCATTTCTGGTCCTTATAGTTATATACTATTTATGCCCAATTTTTAGCTTCACTATTGCCAGCAGGTCTATCAGGCGCATGAACACCACGAGATTGTCCTGTAGTGGAGTCGCCAAAATCAAAGTTCATTTGTAGTCCTAGAGCAGACATTATCTGACCTATACCAGAATTGAGATTAAGAGCAGATGTGCCGTCAACGTTCACTGCACTAGATCCCATGATATTAGTAGTCTGTCCAGATACGTGTGTGGTTGAACCTGACAATGATGCATCGCCAGTAGCACGTAGATCCATCTTTGACTGGGCTTTAACTTGAACATTTCCTGAAGCAGCTTCAGCGGTAAAGTCGCCACTCTCGGACTTCATTTCCATATTGTTCTTGGCTTGCATCTGAATAGCGTCGTTGGTTGATTGAACCTTGACAGCTCCCTTTGCTTTTGTCTTATGATCACCGTCTTTTGTCTCGGAATGAAAGTCACCCTTTTCAATATTGGAATTGATATTGCCTTCATTGACCGCCATATTAATTCCAGATGCGCCGCCGATATGAACCTGATCGGAATGAGAAGCAATAGTGGTCGAGCCTTTAGCAACATAAGCAATAGCACCACGAGCAATCTTGGAAGATGAACCCATTAGCTTTTTATTCTCGTTACGAGCCTGCGTATCGATATTACCAAGGATCTGACGATTGTGATTTTTAGCTGATAGATTGAAATTGCCCAGAACAGTTAGATTATAATCCTGATGGCATGTGACGTTATAATCACCATATAC